GACTTCCGGGTTGTTTGTGACGAAACAAACAATACTGGTGCTGTAGTAGATCGCAACGAGTTTATCGCTAATATCTTTATTAAGCCAGCTCGCTCGATCAACTTCGTTACTCTAAACTTTGTAGCTGTTCGTACCGGTGTTGACTTCGAAGAAGTCGTAGGCACGGTGTAAGGAGGTAAGAAATGGCTATATTAGGAGTAGATGATTTTAAGTCAAAGCTAAGAGGTGGTGGCGCACGCCCTAATCTCTTCCAAGTAACGATCAACTATCCAGGTTTCGCCAATGGCGATCCTGAACTTACATCGTTCTTGGTTGAAGCTGCTGCATTACCTGGTTCCACAATGGGTCAGATTATAATGCCATTCAGAGGTCGTCAAGTCAAAATGGCTGGCGATCGCACATTCGCTGAATGGACAACTACGATCATCAACGATACAGACTTTGCAATTCGTAATTCAATCGAAAGGTGGATGAACGGTATTAATGCTCACTCAGCAAATACCGGTTTAAATACACCTATTGCGTACGAAGCAGATCTTAAAGTTGAACAGCTTGATCGTGACGGTGCAATTCTAAAGACCTATACATTCCGTGGCGCATATCCACAGGATCTTTCAGAAATCGCGGTCTCATTTGGAGATAACGATAACATCGAAAGATTCACATGCACGTGGGCGTATCAGTACTGGGAATCAGGCACAACCAGCTAGGATAAATAGTAGGAAGGGCGGGAAAGGCTCGCCCTTCCTTTACTAATTAGGACGTGAATATGGCAGAACAGGCTAATCCAGGTGCAGAGGGTATTAAACTCTTTGGATTTGAAATTAAGAGAGCGAGTAAAAAAGAAGAAGATAAGAAATTACCTTCTATCGTTCCGCCGCGCGATGACGAAGGTGGTAGTTACGCCACCGCTTCAGGTACACATTATGGTCAGTACCTAAATCTTGACGGCGACGATTCAAAAGATAACTATCAATTGATTATGAAATATCGCGGAAACGCGATGCATCCAGAAGTTGACAACGCTATTGAAGACATTGTCAACGAATCAATTACTGCTAGCGAGTTAAAACAAACTCTTGAGTTAAATCTCGATGCAGTTGAAGTACCAGACAGAATTAAAAAACTAATAAGAGATGAATTCGATAACATTTATAGTATGTTGAATTTTAAGGAGCTAGGACACGATATTTTTAGAAGGTGGTATATTGACGGTCGTCTTTATCATCATCTTGTAGTAAATGAGACTAATCCAAAACTTGGTATACAAGAAATCAGACCTATTGATTCTGCAAAAATGCGTAAAGTCAAAAAGGTCAAATACAAAAAAGATCCTACTACAGGCGCAAAACTTGTTGAAAAGACTGATGAGTTTTTTATCTATCAAGAAAAACCAGGTCAATCAACATCTGGCGTAAAAATGACGGTTGATTCAGTATCTTACGTAACTTCAGGTTTATTAACAGAAGATCGTAAAAAGATTGTATCACATCTTCATAAAGCGCTAAAACCAATTAATCAACTTCGCATGATGGAAGATGCACTTGTTATCTACCGTCTTGCAAGAGCGCCTGAAAGAAGAGTCTTTTATATTGATGTTGGTAACTTACCACGTGGTAAGGCTGAACAGTATATGAAAGACATTATGGCAAAGTATCGTAATAAACTTGTATACGATGCAAAGACTGGAGAAATACGAGACGATCGTAAACATCAGTCAATGCTTGAAGATTTTTGGTTACCAAGACGTGAAGGTGGAAGAGGCACTGAAATCAGTTCTCTTTCGGGTGGAGAGAATCTAGGACAAATTGAAGATATTATTTACTTTCAAAAGAAAATGTATCGTTCATTGAATGTACCTATTTCTCGTTTAGATACTGAAACAGTGCAAGGTATTCTTGGTAGATCTACAGAGATCAATCGAGACGAACTTAAGTTTCAAAAATTTATTGAAAGACTTCGCGCAAGATTTTCTCACCTTTTCTATGGCATCCTTAAAACTCAGTTAATAATGAAAGGTATTGTTACTGAAGAAGATTGGAATGAATGGAAAAGTGATCTTACAATTGATTATCAAAAAGATAATCACTTTGCTGAACTTCGTGATGCAGAAATGTTGACAAACAGACTTGAAAGTTTAGACAGAGTTCAGAATTATGTTGGTGAATACTTCTCGAAAGAGTGGGTCATGAAAAATGTCCTACATCTGACAGACGATGATATCGAAAGAATGGCAAAAGAAATCAAGGGCGAAGACCCTGATGAAAATGAAGGAGACTCTGATGAGTGAAGCAGTGAAGGACCTGATTCAACAGGCGCTTGACCAAGATTTTAATAAGGCAAATCATACATTTGCTGACGTCATGACAGTAAAACTGTCTGATGTACTAGATCAAGAACAGATAAAACTTGCAGATCAAGTTTACAACGGCGTAGATCCAGAAGATGAAGAAGAAATTGATGATGATCAATTAGAACTTGATATCGATGGAGATGAAGAAGATGTCGAAACAGAGGCGGAGGATGAAGACGAAGAAGAGTCCGATACTGATGCTGAACTCGGAATGGACGACGGAGATGAAACCGACGAGGATGATGGACTCGAACGGGATACCGAAGATGGTGAGGACGAAGATTCTGAAGAATCTTGATCTTGGTAAAAAATAACAAAAGTATAAATAATTGTAACTATATAACTTAGAGGATAACATGGCAGTATTTTTTACACCTTTGGCTGCTCAAGAAAACGCTGGAACTACCTCAGGAGCAGCATCAACTGTGAGCAACGCACAGGTCGTGCTTGTTTCAAATTCTGGTGCTACAGCGTACTTGGTCACTTTACTAGAAGAAGGTACTACTGACGTAAAAGGTAGCTTTACACTTGCAGGAAATAATATGGTTTTTGTTCATAAAAGCAAGTTTGATAAAATCTTTGCAGGAAATGCAGCTATAAAATTAACTAAATGTAGTTATCCAAGAGGTTAACATGAAACTTATTGCAGAATACACCGAACAAAATCTTGAAGTCTTAACAGAGGCTGATGAGAAGGGCAACAAGAAGTATGCCATTGAAGGTGTCTTCATGCAAGCAAATAAAAAGAATCGTAACGGTCGAATATATCCAAAGCCGATCATGGAGAAAGCTCTTAACAAATACAATACAGAGCAAGTAGCCAAAGGCCGAGCTGTCGGTGAACTTAATCACCCTGAAGGACCGACTGTTAATTTAGACAAGGTTTCTCACAAGATCGATCGCCTAGAGTTTAAAGGTGATGATGTTGTGGGTAAGGCGACTATTTTGGAAACTCCAATGGGTAAGATTGTAAAAGGTCTTCTTGATGGCGGTGTTCAATTAGGCGTCTCGACTCGTGGTATGGGAAGTTTAGCACGCGAAAATAACGCAATGATCGTACAGCCTGACTTTATGTTAAATGCTGTAGACATTGTTCAAGATCCATCCGCTCCTAATGCTTTTGTTAATGGGGTTATGGAAGGAGTTGAATGGGTTTGGAACAACGGTATTATCGAAGCTAGACATATTGAACAAATGGAGACTGAAATTAAGAAAGCTCCACGTGCCGATCTCTATGAGACGCAGGTTCGTGAGTTTAAGAATTTCCTCTCGTTACTTAAAACTAAATAAACAAGGAGTCAATTATGACTGATGAAAATCAAATCGAAGATCAGGATGTTGAACTCCATGACGAAGTAACTGAAGACGAAGTTGTGGAAGAAGCTCATGATCCAAAAAATGCTGAAGCTCAGTCAGTCGCAAGTGTAGACAAAGCTGGTGACGCAACAGGTACAGCGCCAAAACGTAAAATGGCTGGTGGAACTGCTGCAGATAATACAAAGCAAGATCCAATGCCAAGGACTAAGGCTGGCATGATTAACGCCATGTATAAAGAGATGTCAAGAATGAAGAAAGATAAATTGACGGCATCTTATCACAACATGATGAAAGACGATATTGATGAAGAACAGTTCGAAGGCGAGCAAATTGCCGAACTCGATTATC